AGACATTTATGTCTAGTTCAATCAATAAAGCCTTTGTAGAGGACTTTGAAAGTTCTGTACATCACTTAGGCCAGCAAGACTATTCGACCGTCATGGGTAATGTTCGTTACCGCGCAGGTACTGGCGACATCTATACGTTCAACCGCATGGGCGCATCGGACATGGGAACAAAGACTGTTCGCCATTCTGCTACTCCTATCAACAACGTAGCAAGCTCAGTTCGTAAAGGGCAGGTTATTACGCATGATTGGGGCGAAGCAGTTGATCAGTCCGACATTGCTCGTATCCTTATCGATCCTGATAGTGAGTACAAGAAAGCAGCTGCTGCTGCATACGGTCGGCGTATTGACCGTACTGTTTACAGTGCTGCTGTATCAGATACTGCAACTACCGATGGCACTGCTGCTGTTGCTTTCCCTGCCGGACAGAAAATTGGCAACGGTTTAGCCGCACTGTCAGTAGACTATCTGCGACAGGCAAAGCGTAAGCATGATGAAGCTGAAATTATGGGTGATCGTTTTATCGCCGTTTCTGCCGCTGGTCTTGAAGACCTTCTTGCCATCACTGAAGTAGCTAGTGTTGATTACAACTCTGTTAAAGCACTTGTTCAAGGCGAGCTTGATACCTTCATGGGTTACAAGTTCATCCGTACTGAGCAAGGCCCAAGTGTTGGGTTTGGTGATGACAATGTTGTTGCTCGTGGCGCACTCTGTTGGGTACGCGACACACTGGCTTGTGCAGTTAGTGATGAGAACTTCACCAGAGTTGGCCCTGATCCAAGCATTCGCTTCTCTACCCGCATCTATATGGAAACCACATTAGCTGGTGTCCGTATTGAAGATGCTGGTATTGTGCTTATCGATCACACCAACTAGTAACACTTAGTATGGAGTGACCTCGCACTCGCTCCACCAAGGGAATCCCCCCGAAAGGGGGGTGAACCTTTTTTATTTAAGGTGACGTATGGCATCAGAGATAGATGTAGTTAACATGGCATTGTCACGCATTGGTGCTAACACCATCTCAAGCGTGGACGATCCTACCAATGAGGCTAGACTGGCGAAGCTGGAGCTAGACCAGTCTAAAAGTTCACTGCTGCGACAAGCCAATTGGAACTTTGCAACCAAATGGCAGGTAATGTATGTGACCGCAGATGCGGTTGTGTTCCCCGATTTCAAATATATATTTAGCCTCCCGGTAGATTACATCCGGGTGCAGGCAATGAAGTACCCAACATCCACAGTGGCATCCGGCGAACTCAGAAGTATTGATCGATGGAATATTACTGGTCGCTACCTTGGCACTGATGTTGAATCACCCCTTATGCGCTACACCAACAATGCTGGTATCGGCCTTTGGGATGATATGGCTATAGAGGCATTAGTTTGGAGAATGTCAGCTAATCTAAGCAGCACACTCAGTCGATCAGAGACAACCCGTGCGTATGCTGCCCAACAGTTTATGATGGCATATCAACTAGCACAGAACGTAGATGGCAAAGAGAAGGTTCTCGATAGAGTAACCACTGATGGACGATTGCTGTCTGCTCGCAGGGGCGGGAGTTCAGTCTGGTGAGTCAGAAAAGACCAGTAACTGTTGTTGCGTTAAATGGTGGGGAAATATCTCCCCGGCTGTTTAGTCGAATAGACTTTGCAATGTTTCAGAACGCTGCAAGAAAAATGTGGAACTGGATACCGATAAAGCAAGGCGGCGCAGTAATGCGGGCCGGAACAAGGTTTATTGGTCTCGCCAGACCTCTTTATCTAGACCCCGTTACTGCGCAAAATAGAGGTGGTGGTTTAGTTAAGCTTTTCACTTTTAATATGCCAGACAACGTATCGGATGTTATCGTTGAGGTTGGTGAGTTCAGCATACGTTTTTGGACTGAAGATGACCTGATCTATGACGACGATTCGGGTGATCCATATGAAATTTATCCTGACCCAGTCAATACTGGGCCACAGTATTCGGATTACCAAAGTGAAATAGATAACCTTCGGTTTGCTCAAAAAGGAAACACCTTTGTCATCACTTCACCTCTCCAAGCACCTTGGGTTTTTGAAGTTACCTATAGGCTTGATTATGGTTGGCCAGAAGACTGGAAGGTCACATATCAGCAAGTAACCCCAGACCAAGTGCCGCAACGCAAGTTTAGAGATGAGGCTTCACCAGCTACCGTGGGCCAAGTATTTGATCTGCAATTCTCAGGTGGTTGGTCTGCTGGCGAAACCTATGGAATAGCGGTCGATGGAATACGCACCGTACATTCTAGAATAAACCCCACCCCTTGAGGATGACCAGATGAGTTTTGTTAGCGTATATAATGCAGCATCACTTTCAACTGAAGGTAACAATGTGCGACTTCAATCGGAGATCGCAGACTACTCGTTCAAGGCGACTACAGGGGAAAATGAGGCAGAGATTAAGCGTGGGATTGAGCAGTCTGGTGCTGTAACTGCCGGATCGGTCACAGTCGCGTGGACTGGTTCAGCATATAGGGTAACGATAACTGGTCATCAAGCAGATGTTGAAGTTGATTTCAACGTAATAGACGGTGCGGGCAGAACAATTACAAAAACAGTTGTCACCGATGGGTACGCTGGTTCAGAACCTGCTTGGTCACCTCCTCTTATAGTAAAACTGGTTGCTGCTCCATACCTCAAATATAGGTGCATCAAGCCAGTCAGTTCTGCAACATCTCCAGAACTTGATTCAACACATTGGGAAGCATTCCCCAGTACGACATGGTACGACACGGTCTGGAGGAGTCCAGAAACATGGGTTGCAGATAAATCATATAGTCCTCAAGGAAGGGGATTCCCTAGCGTGTGTGCGTTCCATCAGCAACGATTGTTGCTTGCAAGAACATCTAGTGCGACACAGGCTATATGGGGTTCGCGGTTAGGCATCATCGAAGACTTTATTTTGGGTGTTGAAGAAAACGAACCATTCTCGTTTGACATTGACACCAATGAAGCAACGACTATTCAATGGATGAAGTCACAACAAGGTCTGATTTTGGGGACAACCGCAGGCATATTTTCAGTAAATGAAACTGGTGGGTTCTTATCTGCCGGGCAGATTACTGCCGGACGAGAAACAGCAAAACGATCAAAGTTCGCAGAGGCATTGCTGGTTGACAACGACCTTCTTTATATAGAGCGCGGCGGCAAAAAATTACAGATGGCTCAGTTTAATTCTACATACGGTTCAATAACATCTAATGACATATCATGGGTTGCAGATCATATTGGTGAAAGAAAGTTTAAGAAAATTGCCTTGCTGTACACACCAGAACCATTGGTTATTGCATTGCTTGAAGACAACACGATAGCAGGACTTTCATACAACAAAGACGCAAACCAACTGGGCTGGTTTCAGATCAAGATGCAAGGTGAGGTTAACGACATAGTTTCTACCTACAACTCATTATCATTTGAAGATGAGTTGAGTCTTATGATCACACGAACTGACCCGATTACAGAGATAAAGACAAGGTCAATTGAAAAGATGCCGTACCCCGCACCAAATCGACCGAATCTAGATGGGTGTATTTTCAATGATGAAGATGATGATGAAGATGACCCAGATCACACAACCATCTCTGGATTAGGACATCTTGAGGGTTTAGTTGTTACGGTCGTTCCAATCAACTACGACTTTTATCCATATGGAGATGGTGGGCCTCCTTACACGGGATCACGGGGATATGTTGAAGGGTCGTACACGGTTGATACCGGACGCATCATCACCGACACTAAACTGACTGATAACTGGCAATGGTGGGTTGGTTTGCAATATGACGCTACTCTTGAAACAAACGAACTGATAGGTGATGGCTCGTGGATCACCACTGCAAGACGGTGGGTTCAGTTATTCCTTCGGTTGAATAAAAGTTCACAGCCAAAAGTAAATGGAGATGTGATTACTGGTCGTTTGCCTGAGTCACCAATGGATGAGATAGACGATCCAAAGAGTGGCGACTTTGTCTGTGCCACACTGGGGTTCGGTGATGGGTCGGTGTCAATAGTTCAAGACCAGCCAGTGTACACTGAGGTTACATCGATATACGGTCAGGTGGAGATCAACAATTCATAACTTTTTTGTCATGGGCTTGCCCCGATCCAGAACAGCATGGATGGCTAATTTCCTTAGTTATGATGGTGCATTTTGCCACCATGAGGGGTTGGTGGGTTGCAGAACCATGACGGAGTACAGGGAAAAGGTTGGTGCGTTTGGCGACTCATCCACAGTAGGGATGCTGCTAAACTATGAAGAGACATACCCGGATGCCCCTGTTCTGATAATTGAGCGAGGCACAGAGGCGGCAATTGATTTTGGTAGCAGAGTCCTTCAAGCAGATGTGTCAGCAGAAATGCAGT